GCCGGACGATCTTCGCGGGTTGCGGCTGCTGGAGGAGATTGATGACATTGCGATGCTCGCCATTCCCGATGCTGTGTATCGCGGGGTGAGTGCGAAGCCTGCGCCCCCTGCGCCGCCGGATCCGTGTGTGGCCACGCCGGTTCAACCGCCAGGGACGGTCGCCGATGATCCGACAGGGATACCTGCGCCGTTGACAGCGGCGGATAGCCTGCAGTTGCAGCAAAGGATGATTGATCAGTGCGTGCGGCTGCGCTATCGGGTGGCGCTGCTTGATCCGCCGGACGGCATTCAGGTCAAGACGATGCCGAACTGGCCCACGACGAGCCAGCTGGTGACGCGATCGTCGCTGTTTGCAGCCATCTACTATCCGTGGCTCAAGGTCCCCGACTCGCTGGAAGTGGACGGCGAACCTAGCCGGCGTGTACCGTCTTCGGGATCGGTGGCTGGGGCGTATGCGTACAATGACCTGAACTTTGGAGTGCAAAAGCCGCCGGCAAATTTGGGGTTGCTCTCGGCGACGGATGTTGGCGAGTCGATCTCAGACGCAGAGCAGGGCGCGCTGAACGACAACAGCGTGAATGCGATCCGGGCGTTTCCGGGGCGGGGCATACGGGTGTGGGGAGCACGGTCGCTGGCGTCGGCGGAAGATTCGGGCTGGAAGTTTATTCATGTGCGGCGGCTAATGTCGGCGATCGAGGAAACGCTGCAACGTTACAGCCGCTGGGTTGTGTTCCGGAACAACGATGCCACGCTGCGGTTGTCGCTGAAGCACTCGCTGGAGGTGATGCTGCACGGGATCTGGGCTAAAGGCGGGCTGAAAGGCGGAACGCCGGCGCAAGCGTTTTTCGTAAAGTGCGATGACACCAATAACCCGCACGCGGTGATCGATCAGGGGCAGTTGATCTGCCAGGTGGGAGTAGCAGTCGCGGCGCCCATGGAATTCATCGTATTTGAAATTCGGCAGGAAGCTGCGGGGGCGCAGGTGGTGGAGAACTGAACATGACGGACTCGCTGCGCATCGACCCGTTGAGCACGTTCAATTTCTATATCACGCTGATTGACAGCTCGAACGTGGCGGGGACGCTGATCACGGCGGCACTGAACTATTTTGTCGCGGGTTTTTCGGAATGCAGCGGGATCGACGCGACCATCGAGATCATGGATTACAAGGAAGGCGGGGTCAACGATCATGTGCACAAATTCGCAACACGCACGAGCTACTCCAACCTTACGCTGAAGCATGGAGTGATTTACCTGTACGACGATTTGTGGACCTGGCAGAACGACTGGGTGCAAGGAAACGGGAAGCGTAAGGATGGGCTGATTGTGCTGCTGGACGAATCGCGAAGCCCTGCGAAGGTGTGGAAGTTCAAGCGCGGCATTCCCAGCAAGTGGGTGGGGCCTTCGCTGAATGCGATGCAGAGCAATGTGGCGATCGAGTCGTTGGAGATTGCGCACGAAGGATTGGTGCTTGAAATTGGGGCTTAGTCTTGGGGAGAAGGGCATGGCAGACGTTCACATCCACGAGGTGCACACGGACATGGAGATCACCGACAGTTCGGGTGCGATAGGACCGGCCGAGATGAAGAAGCTGGTGGCGAAGGTGATGGAAACCCTGAAGGCGCAGCAAGAACACGAGGAATTGCGGCGGCGCGATGACACGGTGACCGACCACGCCTACGCCTCAGAAGGGGACGAATAGCCCATGGCGTTGGAGAAGCTGGCCATTGTTCCGGAGCGCGGGGCCACTATCCATGCCCTGTTCAACCCTGAGAAGTACACGGTAAGCAAGAGCCTGCAGCTGGCTGAAGTGAATATACCGGGGCTGGATTCTCCGGTGGTGCAGTATGTGCGGGGCCAAACCGAAAAGATCAGCATGGAGTTGTTTTTCGACACTACCGATTACGGAATGGCGGACACAGTGAACGATGTCCGCAGCCTGACGACCGGCGTTTACACGCTGCTGAAGGTGAACGGTGACCTGCACGCGCCAACGCGGGTACAGCTGCACTGGGGCAATGGCGGGCACATGACGAGTCATGGGACAAAGATCGATCCCTGGCTGGTACTGGAAAGCGTGAGCGAGGAATTCAGTCTGTTTAGTCCGGCGGGAATACCGCTGCGAGCCAAACTGACGGTGAGCTTTCGAGAAGCGTGGACCATCGAACAACAACTGACGGAGACGCCGCGGCACTCGAGCGACCGGACGAGGATACATCGCGTTGTGAGGGGGGAGACGATATCGCAGATTGCACTTGCCGAATACAGCGATCCGGAACGGTGGCGGGCGATTGCGGACGCTAACCAGGTGGATAATCCGCGGAGGTTGACGCCGGGAGAGCAGCTGACGATTCCGCGTAACCCTTCGACCACGGCCGAGGCGGGAGGGCAATAGATGGCTGCCACGGCGATCACGATCCCGCAAGACATCTTTGTCGGCCAGGACTTTTATGCTCCCGCCTACCGGGTTAAAGTGCGCGGCAAAGATCTGCTGCAGGTAGAGAGCGACGTTTTGAGCGTGACCTACAACGAGCCGGATAACCGGAACAAGAAAGAAAACGAAAAAGAGATGGACTCGTTCGATCTAACGGTAAATAACTGGGACCCGGGAGCAGGAGGGACGAAAGGCACGTTCAAATACAGCGACAAGGACACGTTCAACCCCTGGCAGGACGTGGAGCTGTTAATGGGTTATTACCGCAATGGGAAGGACGAACTGGCGCGGATGCTGGTGGGAGAGATCGTGCGGGTGACGCCGAGCTTTCCGGAGTCCGGGCTGTGTACGATGACGGTGCACTGCGTGAACCTGTTGCAGCGCTTTCGGGCGTCGCAAGTGACCAGGAATTATTTCCAGAAGAAGGATTCATGGATCGCACGGGACCTAGTGGAGAGCATCGCCAAGGACGTGCGGCAGAAGGTGCCGGGGCTGGACCTGCAGGTTGACGATGAGGAGATCAACCGGAATCTGGCGAACGAAAGGGAGGTTCAGCACCTGCCGTTGCAGCGGCAGTATGCGATCAACTTTCTGCTGAATCGGGCGCGACAGATCGGGTACGACCTGTGGTTGGACCTGGATGAGAATCCGCAGAGCAGCCGGCGCGTGGTGACGCTGCACTACGCACCCAGCAAGTACGTGCAGAAGCCAACCTACATTGTGGAATGGGGCAAGTCGCTGGTGAGCTTTCAGCCATCGTTCGGGACGGCGAATCTGCCGGACCAGGTGATTGTGCGTTATTGGAACCCGAAGCTGAAGAAAAAATTTGAAGGCAAGGCGACCCGGGCTGACCTGCAAGGGGAGAGCGTGGTGGATCCGGCGGCGGACATGAAAGCGCAAGCCGGGCCACTGGCGAAGAAAACCGAGATTGTCACCAACCTAGTGGTGCAGAGCGACGACGAAGCAAAGAACGCGGCCAAGCAGCGGCTTAAGGAAATGGCGCAGAAGCTGATCGAGGGCAAAGGCAAGACGGTGGGACTGCCTGATTTGCGTGCGGGGCGCAAGTTGCGGGTCAAAGGATTGGGGCGGTTCGGCGGCCTGTACAAGATCAACAGCACCACGCACAGCATGGGGGACGGCGGTTACACCACGGAATTTTCCGCCAGCATGGAGCAGAGCCTGCCGGACGACGCGAACTGAGGAGAAGCGCAGATGAACAACATCAACGGGATGGTGGTAGGGCTAGTCACGAAAGTGGATGTGGGAAAAATCAAGGTCAACTTTCCATGGCTGGATGACGAGCACGAGACGGATTGGATCCGGATCGCCACCATGATGAGCGGCGACGACCGGGGTTCGTTTTTCATGCCAGAACTGCAAGACGAGGTGCTGGTGGGATTTGATCAGGGCAATCCGCGGATTCCGTATGTGGTGGGGTATCTGTGGAACGGGAAGGACGCAACTCCGGGACAGGATGTTCGAGACCGCCGAATCACGTCGAAGAACGGTCATTCGATCCGCTTCTTGGACTCTACGCCGTCGGGCGGGAGCAAGGGGGCGATTGTGATTGAAGACGCGCACCACAACCGCATCACCATGTCGAACGGAAAGATTTCGATCCAGAGCGCAGGAGTGCTGGAGATCAAGGCGGCACACATCACTTTGAATGGGCGGGTTGTGGCGCCGAATGCGAATCCGATTTAGGGAAGCAGAGAGCTCTCATGCCGAATATTGACATTGAGGTGGATGCGGACCTGAAAGATGCCTTTCAGATCCCGACCTGCGTCGATCTCGGGTTGCCGAATGCCGGGGAGCTGAAGTTGAGATTGCCCACCGGCGGGACCTTTCGGGCCTTCGCCGACATTTCAAAGGGCATTCCCACCGACTGTTCCCTGACATTCAGTCTGATGCTGCAATTGGCCCCGTTTCTGGCGGCCATTGAGTGCCCATTGAAGATTTTGAAGCTACTTAAGCCGCTGATAGAAATCGTCAATAGTTTACCTGGAATACCGCCGGTCAAAGCGATCAAAGAGTTCGGCGAAGCGGCAGCCGACCTGACAGAGTCTTGCATATTGAAAATTGCCGTGCCCGAACTAGCCATCATTCCGTTCATCCAAGACCTGCTGTGTCTGATTCTGAAGGTGCTGCGTTGCTTTCGGAGCCAGATGATCGCTCCTCAACATCATGGGGCCGCTGGCTTTGCAATTACAGACGGCGCAGGCAGATGGCAACGACGAACTGGCGGCGACAATCCAGTGTGCGCAGAAGAACGCGGAGACACAAGCGTCGCAACTGATGAACTCCTTGGGGCCGGTGGGAGTGCTGCTGGACTTGGCGGGCCCGCTGTTTGGCATCGCGGGAGTGCAGCCGATCCAACTGCCGTCGTTGGGGAGCGCTACTGACCTGAACACGCTGCGATCGGTGGTGAAGTCCATTCAGTCGGTCGAAGCCACCATCCAGATTGCTGCGGATGCGCTGGGGGGGGTGTAACTGATGGCAGCGGCCGTGGAACTGATCGGAAAAGGGTGGAAGTTTCCGATCAAGGTGAATGCCAAAGGCGGGCTCAGTTATTCCGAGGGGCCGGAGCGAATCCAGGATGCGATCTGGATCGTCTTGAGCACGTCGCTGGGGGAGAGACTGATGCGTCCCGATTTCGGCGCGGGCGTTCACGAATACGTTTTTCAGTCGAACAGCGATGTGATGCGAACGCTGTTGAAATCGGCGGTCAACGAAGCATTGCTCAAGTGGGAGCCGCGCATTGAGTTGACCAACGTGAGCGTGCAAGAGGGAGATCAGCCGAGCCAGGTACGGGTTTCGATTGACTACCGCATCCGTACGACGAATGAGCTGTTCAATCTGGTCTATCCGCTCTACGTGCAGGAGGGAGCAGGCTAAATGCCCTTACCCAATCTCAATCTCGACGATCGCACTTTTGAGCAGTTGTATCAGGAACTGCGGCGGCGGATTCCTGCTTACACTCCGGAATGGACGGACCACAACGACAGCGACCCGGGCATCACCTTGATGCAAATGTTCGCCTGGCTGGCGGAGGTGGTGATCTACCGGCTAAACAAAGTTCCGGCGAAGAACTACGTGAAGTTCCTCGAGTTGATGGGAGTGGAGTTGCACCAGCCGGCGCCGGCGCGGGCGGAATTGCAATTCACGCTGGCAAGCGGGGCGTCGAAACCGGTGCCGGTGGGGGCGGGGACGCAAGTTCAGTTGGGAGCGGCGTCGGACGGGCCGCCGGTCATCTTTGAAACCGATGCAGACCTTACGGTGGTGGGCGTGGGCTTGAAGTCGGTACAGAGCTATGACGGCGCCCTGTTCACCGATTACACGGCGGCGAACAAGGTGGACGGGCCTCCAGGGTATTTGGCATTGAGTGGCGCGCCGCAAAACAATGCGGCGCTGTGGCTGGGATTTGATCAGGCGTTTCCGTTCGATCCGACATCGCAGAACGCGGAGCACCGGTTGACCATTCATGTTGCCCAGGGGGCTGATCCGGCGACGGTGACCGGCGGCGGTGATCCGTTGGCCGCGGTTTCGCCTCCAGTGCAAGCGTATTGGGAGTATTGGGCGGGGAGCCAGTCGCAATGGCGGCAACTGGCGGTAACCACCGACACCACTTTTGCTTTGACGAAGAGCGGCTATGTGACTTTTCTGTCGCCGGCGGATGCGCAGAGCCAGAAGCTGGGACTGTTGACCAAGCCGTCAGATCCGGCTTTGTACTGGATCCGGTATCGGATTCAGAACGTTCTGGGGCCAGGGTATGAGAAGCCACCACTGCTGGAAGGAATTGTGCTGAATACAGTTTCCGCGACGAATGCGGTTACGGAAACGGACGAACTGGTGGGATCGGCGAATGGGCGGCCGAACCAGACGTTTCAACTGGCGAAGTATCCGGTGCTGCCGCTGGCGTCAGGACAGACGGGGATCATCGCGGTGCAAGAAGAAGTGGGGCAGGACTTCCTGCCGTGGACAGAAGTGGTGGATTTTGCGAACTCGGGCGCGAACGACAAGCACTACACGCTGAACCACTCCACGGGAAAGGGGAGTTTTGGGAACGGAGTGAATGGCAAGATCCCGCGGTGGCTATCGGGGAATGGCAGCAATACAGATGCTGCGGACCAGCCGAATATAAAGGCGACGTCGTACCGGTGGGGCGGGGGAACCCGGGGGAACTCGGGCGCGAACACGATAACGACGCTGCAGGCGTCAATTCTGTTCATCGAGAGCGTGACCAATCCCCATCCTTCTTTTGGCGGGAAGGATGAAGAGACCGTCGATGAAGCCAGAGCGCGCGCGCCGAGCACACTGCGGAACCGCGGCCGCGCGGTGACTGTGGAAGATTTTTCAGCCATCGCCGTAGAAACCCCGGGGGCGCAGATTAGGCGGGCGCAAGCGTTCCCGCTGCTGAACCCGAATTTTCGTTTGCTGCGCTCTGCGGCTGACGGTATGCCCAAGCCGGAAGTGCCAATCCCGGGTGCGGTCACGGTGGTGGTGGTGCCGGACAGTTTGTCGGCAAAACCGATACCCACGGCGGGGACGTTGCAGTTGGTGGCCAACTATCTAGACCAGCACCGGCTACTGACGTGCGAATTATTTGTGGCGGCTCCACGGTACCGGGAAGTGCGGATTGAAGTCAACGTGATTGCAGAGCCGACGGCGGATTTGGGAAACGTGGAGCAAGGAGTGCGGTCGCGGCTGCTGGCGTATTTTCATCCGCTCACCGGAGGGGACGACGGCAAGGGATGGCAGTTTGGAGGAGCGATTGATTTTTCGGAAACCTACCGCCAGATTTTTGCCGTGGACGGAGTGGACCGGATTGATACCAGATCGATGAAGACGTATCTCGATCAGATTTTGCAGACTTCGTGTTCCAACGTTTTGTTGGAGCCGGATGAACTCGTGTTCTCGCTGGACCATGCGGTAACGGCATCGTACTCATGATTGACGACAGCCAAACGAAGTATTTCGTGCTCGATCCTGCCATCCAGTGGCTGGACAGCGAGACCGACTCGTTGTCGCCAGTGGGCGCTTGCGGTCTGGCGGTGGATTGTGTTCCGGGGCAGCCAGTCGAATTTGGCAAAGCGCTCATAGAGCGGATGGAGTACCCGATCGGACTGGCGGTGGACCCAAGTCGCGAGAATCTTTATCTGCTTGACCTGCGCAGGAGCCGGATCAACACCCTCAACCTGGGAATACAGAACCGGGAAGAGCAGGTCCGACAGCAGCTGCAGAGTCAGAGGCTGGCAAACTGCTGCAACGATCAAACTGTGAGCCTGGTGAATGTACTG